CCCGGCTGACGACATGCAGACTGCTACGCTACTTGCATGTAAGGAGTATTTTAATGGCTACTACTACTTTTTCCGGCCCGGTTGTTTCGCAGAATGGTTTCTCTGGCGTTGTCGCCTCTGACTCGGCCGTCATCACCAACCTGCTTTGCACCACGCTCACCATTGGCAGCACCACGCTGACCACGGGTTCGGTGTCGGGCACGGTATCGGTTCAGGCAGGTCGCATCCCGGTTCTCATCGGCAGCACCACGCTTTACATCGGTCTGTACGCCAGTCTCGTCCCGTAAGGATTTCGTAGGGGGGCGGTAAGCCCCCTTCATTCATTACAGGAGACTTAGGATGGGTATGCAAACAGATGTCCTTGCTAGTAAGGTCGCCACTTCTGCTGGCGACATGCTGGATCAAAATAGCCTTGTTATTGGTCGCTCTCGTGTAAAGGCGATTTACATCGTCCCAGATAGCGGCGCAGGCACCGTGACGTTCTATGACGGTGGGGCAAGCGGCCCGGTCAAGATTGCAGTGAACACCAAGGCGAGTTCCACTGCGCCGGACTACGTGCTGTTGCCCGGTGAGGGTCTGCTTTTCCAGACCAGCATCTACATCGTCCCGTCAGCCGTTATCTCGACGATGGTGATTTATGGCTAAGACCCCTGCTTGGCAACGGAAAGAAGGCAAGAACCCGGCTGGCGGCTTGAATGCCAAAGGTCGGGCTTCTTATAACCGTGCCAACCCCGGTAAGCCGGGTCTAAAGCGTCCTCAGCCGGAAGGCGGCGCTCGTAAGAAATCATTCTGTGCCCGGATGTCTGGGATGAAGCGCAAGCTCACGAGCGCCAAGACGGCTAACGACCCTGATAGCCGGATCAACAAGTCGCTCAGGGCATGGAAGTGCTGAGATGCCAAGCAAGTCCAAAGCACAGGCAAATCTGATGCGGGCAGCCGCCCATAATCCAACCTTCGCTAAAAAAGTCGGGGTCCCGACCAAGGTGGCGAAGGAATTTACCAAGGCCGACAAAGGTCGTAAATTCAGGAGTAAATTGAAATGATGAACATGAAGATGAAGATGAAGGCGAAGAAAGGTATGAAGGACAAGATGGGTCGCGCTATGTCGATGCGTGGCGACATGGCTGACAAGATGGGTCGCGCTATGGCCAAGCCTATGGGCATGAAAATGGGCGGTATGGCCTACTCTAAGGGCGGTTCCGCTTCGAGCCGTGCTGACGGCGTTGCCAGCAAGGGCAAGACCAAGGGCAAGATGGTCAAGATGGCCTACGGCGGTAAGTGCTAATGGCGAGTGCGAAACGACTCCCTAACGAGGCTATGCCTCCGCCGGATAGTGAAGACCGCCGGGAGTTCTTGAAGGAGGTTGCGGCCCAGCGTCGTGCTGAAGAGGCGGCTGCTGCTGAGCGCCGTCGCAGGGCTGCGGCGCGTGAGGCTTCTTCGTCCGATGCGAAGTTGGAGCAGGCTGCTGAGGATGAGGAGCAGGCGATGAAAGATAAGCAGTCGAAAGACGCTTATGAGCGTGTTAAGCCTAAACCGTTCCGTAAAGGCGGTATGCCTGACTTGACCGGCGACGGTAAGGTGACCCGCGCTGACGTTCTCAAGGGGCGTGGCGTGTTCAAGCATGGCGGCAAAGTTAAGAAGTACGCTTCTGGCGGCTCCGTCTCCTCTGCGTCCAAGCGGGCTGATGGCTGTGCCGTCAAGGGCAAGACCAAGGGCAGATTCGTCTGATGATGCCGTCGCGTGGTATGGGTGTTATGGCTCCTAGCAAGATCCCCCGTGCCAAGCGTCGTGGGGACAACAAGCCCGTGATTGGTACGGGTGAGCCGATTCGTCATGCCGAGGGTGGCAAGGTGAAGAGCAAGGTCAATCAGGCCGGGAACTACACCAAGCCGGGTATGCGCGAGAGCCTCTTCAAGTCCATCAAGTCCCGTGCGGTGCAGGGTACTGGCGCAGGAAAATGGAGCGCGAGGAAGGCACAGTTGCTTGCCAAGAGCTATAAGGCCAAGGGCGGGGGATACCGCGATTGAAAGCCCCACAACAATCCCTCAAGGCTTGGGGGCAGCAGAAATGGAGAACGAAAAGTGGTAAACGATCTTCTGACACGGGTGAAAGATACCTACCAGAGGCTGCGATTAAAGCTCTCAGCCCTGCTGAGTACGCCCGAACCACCGCCGCCAAGCGAAAAGGTAAAGCGCAAGGCAAGCAATTCGTCGCGCAACCCAAGGGCATTGCTGCTAAAACGCGCAGCTACCGCCAAGCGGGTAAAGGATAAAAAGTAAATGGCCGACAAAACTACAGCCACAACCGAGTTCAACCTTGATCTTAATACGATCATTGAGGAGGCTTTTGAGCGTTGTGGGGCTGAGTTGCGTACGGGCTATGACTTCCGTACCTCTAAGCGCAGCCTTGCCTTGTTGTTCATGGACTGGGCGAACCGGGGTATTAACCTTTGGACGCTTGAGACGGGCACGCAGACCCTAACCTACAACCAAGGCACGTATGACCTTCCTGTCGATACGGTTGACCTGCTTGACCATGTGATCCGCACAGGCACGGGAACAAATCAACAGGACATCAACATCTCGCGTATCTCCTCTTCGACCTACCTGTCCATCCCAAACAAGAACGCGACGGGTCGCCCCATCCAAATCTGGATCAATCGGCGTACTGGAGCCACGGGTGCTGATAACGTCATCGTGTACCCGCAGTACACGGTATGGCCGAAGCCTGATAACACGACCACTTGGACGCTCGTCTACACGCGCCTTGTGCGGATGTTTGATCCCGGTGTGGGTTCTAACGGTCAGGATATCCCGTTTCGGTTTATGCCCTGCTTGGTAGCGGGGTTAGCCTACATGCTCTCCATGAAGATTCCGGGTGCAGATGTCCGCACACAGATCCTGAAAGCCCAGTACGACGAGGCTTGGGACTTGGCGGCAGGGGAAGACCGGGAGAAGGCGGCAGTGCGGTTTGTGCCCCGCCAGAGTTTCTTGGGTGGCTACTAATGCCAAATCGGTTTGCAAGTGGCAAACATGCTATCGCGGAGTGCGACCGATGCGGTTTTCGGTACAAATTGCGACAATTGAAGAGCCTCGTCATCAAGACCAAGAACGTGAACATCTTGGTCTGTCCGGAGTGCTGGGAGCCTGATCAGCCGCAGTTGTCGCTTGGGCTGTACCCAGTCGATGATCCGCAGGCGCTTAGGAACCCTCGCCCTGACCTGTCTTACTTCGAGGAAGGCAATAACGGCGCAGGTGGTAGTAGAATGATCCAGTGGGGATGGAACCCGGTAGGCGGGGCAAGTTCGTTTGATGTGGCATTGACCCCCAACACTTTGGCTCCGACCGGTCAGGTCGGGTCTGTAACGGTCGTAACGACTTAGGAGATTGAGATGAAGAACGGTATGCGTAAGGTCGCAAAGGAAGAAGTCGGTAAGCACGAGCGTGCCATGCATGGTACGAAGAAGATGCGTGCTGGTGGCAAGACCAACAGCGAAATGAAGCAGTACGGTCGCGGCATGGCTAAGGTCATGAATCAGCGCAGCCCGATGCGCGGTTCATCTGGCCCGAGGTAAGTGACATGAAGGACATGAGCAAGATCAAGCCGAACACTGACTCGACGGGTCGCAATGGCTATCCTGAAAAGGACGTGAACAAGGGCGTCACCCACATGAAGATGAAAGGTGCCGGTGCCGCAACGAAGGGTACTAAGTTCGTCTCGCAGATCAACTTGGACTTCAACGGTAAGGTCCGTACGGGCTGGTCTCCGTAACGATGAACTACGCTCAGCTATCCACGCTGCTTCAGGATTACTGCGAGTCCACGGAGCAGAGCTTCGTGGCCAATATCCCGACGTTTGTGCAGTTGGCTGAGGAGCGCATCTACAACTCTGTGCAGATCCCGGCGCTTCGCAAGAACGCCACGGGCACGATGACGCAGAATTTTCAGTACTTCTCGCTGCCCTCGGATTGGCTCTCGACGTTCTCCTTGGCGGTCATCGACCCGACTACGGGCGAGTACGAGTACCTGCTGAACAAGGACGTGAACTACATCCGGGCTGCGTATCCGCCGCCCAACAGCACAGGTAAGCCTGCCTACTACGCCATTTTCGATAATGCGACCATGTTGTTGGGGCCGACCCCAAACGTCAACTACACAGCAGAACTGCACTACTTCTACTACCCGCCCTCCATCGTCACGAACTCTACCTCGTGGCTTGGGGAGAACTTCGAGACGGTATTGCTCTACGGTTCGCTCCGTGAGGCGTACACCTACCTCAAGGGTGAGGGTGATATGATGCAGAATTACGATGCCAAGTATCAGGAAGCCCTTGGGCTTCTCAAGCGTCTGGGCGATGGTCTGGACCGTCAGGATGCGTATCGTTCTGGTCAGGCTCGGGTACAGGTGACTTGATGGACGGACACACGGAACTTGGTCAGGTCTTTGTCCAGACGACAGAGAACCGGGGCTATACCCCAGAAGAGATTGCTGAACGGGCGACAACCCGCATCCTTCGCGTACAGACGAAGGAAGAACTGAACCGGGTACTAGTGAAGTACCTGCAAGAAGCGCAGGAGTCCGAGCGGATGAATGTGCGACGGTATTTGAACGAAAACGGTTTTAGTGACGCGGCTTCGCGTTTAGGAGATTGAGATGGCTATCACTCAGGCTATGACGACTTCCTTCAAGACTGAAATCTTGACGGCGACACACAACTTTGGTACCGCGCCTACCCGTGCTTCGGGTGCTGCGGATGTCTTCAAGATCGCGCTCTACACCTCATCGGCCACGCTCGATGCTTCGACCACGGCGTATACGACTTCCAACGAAGTCTCCTCGTCTGGCACGAACTACACGGCGGGGGGGTTGACGCTTACGATCTCGCAGGCTCCGACCTTCACGAGCACGACCGCGTGGCTTGACTTCGACGATGTCACTTTTAGTAGCGCGACCATCACCTCAAACGGTGCGTTGATCTACAACGCGACTCAGTCGAACAAGACTGTTGCGGTGCTGGCGTTCGGCGGGGATAAGACCTCGACGGCGGGCAACTTCACCATCCAGTTCCCGGCTGCGACCTCGACGACTGCTATCCTTCGTATCGCCTGATTAAGTTAGGCAAAGGACCGTGGCAGGCGTAATTGTCGCCTTTGACGGTTGGAACGCCTCTGGCGTAGGCTGGGGCGAACAAGGCTGGGGCGAAGGTGTTGGTAATCTTACCGCGACAGGTTTTGTCGGCACGGTAAGCGTTGCTGCGTCTACGCTCATCCCCGTCACCGGGGTCTCGGCTTCAGGTGCCGTAGGGACGGTCGTAGTCTCTGGTATCGCCAATGTCGTCCTAAACGGCGTTGAGGCTACGGGTCAGACGGGCACCGTCTTTGTCGTCACAGACCAAGTCATCCCGGTTACGGGACTTGCTGGGACGGGTGAGCTTGGCGATGTTGTGGTGGCTGCAGCGGCGGTGGCTCTGGTTACCGGGGTTGCTGGGACGGGCGAGACGGGCACCGTCTTCGTCAAGACAGACCAAGTTCTTGCTGTTACCGGCGTTGTCGGGACAGGGCAGGTTGGTACCGCTACGGTCGCAGCGTCGGCTACGGCGGTTGTTACGGGGCTTGCCGGGACGGGTGAGCTTGGCGATGTAATCGTTGCAGCGGCTGCTGTGGCGGCTGTGACGGGCGTTGTGGCTACGGGAGCGGTGGGGACAGTATCTGTCGTCACGGACCAAGTCCTCTCGGTCACGGGCGTACAGGGCACCACGGCGCTCGGCACGGTCAATATCCTGCTTGAGATAACGGTGTTCGTCACGGGGGTCTCGGCTGCCGGGGCGGTAGGAACTGTCTCTGTATCTGCAGGGTCAAATGTTGTAGTCTCTGGGGTGTTGGCCACCGGGGCGGTTGGCTCCGTCAACGTCTGGGGAATTATCGACACCAATCAAGACCCGAATTGGACGGGAATAGGAACAACACAAAGTCCGAGTTGGACAGGAATTAATACGTCGCAGAACCCCAATTGGACACAGATCGCGGCGTGAGGTAATTAGATATGAGCACGTATTCAACTAATCTGGCCCTTGAACTCATCGGTACTGGCGAACAGGCCGGTGTCTGGGGCACCACTACCAACACGAACCTCGGTACTCTTATCGAGCAGTCCATCTCGGGCTATGTGACTCAGGCGGTTGCAACTGGCACTGACACGACGATCACCATCCCAAATGGCTCTTCGGGCGTAGCCCGGAACATGTACATCGAGTTGACCGGGACTGGCGGTGCAAGCACCAACCTGATCGTTCCTGCCAACAAGAAACTCTACTTCATCTTCAACAACTCGACCGGCGCTGTAACGGTGAAGGTGTCGGGTCAGACGGGTGTATCGGTACCGACTGGCAAGAAGATGGTGCTTGTGTCGAACGGCACGGATATCGTCAACGGTATCAACTACATTGCAGATTTTGCTTCTAACTCTGCGACCATCACGCACCTGTCAGCGACCTCTGCCAGCATCACCAATCTGACGCTGACCAGCCTTGTCATCAGCAATCTGAGCATTGCCTCAGCCAACATCACTACGCTCACGGGATCTACGCAGACCCTCTCCGGCAACCTCACGCTCAACGGCGGCACCGCCAACGGCGTGTTGT